TCGCATATATCATAATAATTTAAAATGCTATTATAACTGCTAAAACTATATAAATATCTGATGTCATTTAATCTTTCTATAAATCATATATAAAAGAACTATAATCACCAATAATGCTAAAACTATGCTTATCATTTAATTAATCCTTTAAATTAAAGAATACAACTATATTATTTTTTGAAGTTCCGTCTATAATTGCTTTTTGAAACTCTGGCATAATTAATTTACTGACCCTAATTAGATAAATATCTTTTTCTTCTTCGACTTCAATTATCATTTGACTAATTTTAATTTTTTCTTCATTTTCTATCATTTAATTAACTCCGGCTGAAAATATGTATTTGCTAATCTCCTGTTTGCTATATCTACATAATCGGGATTTATTTCTATACCGATGAAATTTCTACCAAGTTTTTTGGCTTTCACTCCGGTTGTCCCACTTCCCATAAACGGGTCAATTATAACTCCATTTTCAGGACAACCTGCCCTTACCATCGGTTCAATTAATTCTTCTGGATAAACTGCAAAGTGTGCTTCCGGGAATTGTGCTGTTTTTATTTGCCAAACACATCGTTTATTACGTCCTATTTCATTTGGTCTAACTGGCCAACCCTTTCTAAACATAGAGGTAGCTCCAAATTTACCAAGTTTGGGCTCGCCAATCTCAATATATTTATGACTTGATTTTCTTATTTCAGGACCGCCCCATCTGTCTAGTGGTTCTGTATATTCATCAAATAATTGTTCAAACCAATATTTCTTATTCTTTACAAAAAAGAATACATATTCAAAATCAACCGTAAATCTATCCTTAACTGAAGCCGGCATACAATTAGGCTTATGCCATATTATCGTATTTCTCAAGCACCATCGTTCTTCTTTATATAGTTTAAATAAAGGTAGTAATTCTATGGGGATGTCTCGTTTGCGTATACAAAGGTTTTTTCCTCTTGATGGGGGCAAAATCCAAATTTCCCGATTGACCAATTGCAGTTCATGCACAAAACTCTGAAACCTTGCGGATAATTCATTCTCCTTAACCATTCGTAGATTGAGCCATATTTTATTAATTCTGCTTTGTGTTCTTTTGTCTTCCCTTTGATATGGTCTATCGTTAGAAATAGATAAATCGTCTCCCCACAACAAGCACACTTCGGAGGATTTCCACCATAGTGTATTATTGCTTCCATTTTTAATCGTCTGTGTCTCTTGGTATTTCCTTTCATCACTCTGGTTATTTCCTGTTCTCGATGAAGCCAATAATATTTTCGGCTGTATTGATGTGTCTTGTCCCTGTTCTCCTCTTGCCACTTTATCATTCGGTTGTGGTATTGTTCCTTGTGGGCATTCCTCCATTTCTTTGCATATATTCGTGAATATTCTTTTGCTTTTTCCTTGTCTTTGTATGGCATTGTGTACTCCAGTTATATTATTTGTAATATCTATATTATTACATAAAATATAACTTTTATCAAGCTCATAAATATCCATTGTATCTCGATTAACCATTTCTATTGCAAAACGGAAAGGTATCATCAATAAGCATTTATCATATATTCCTTTTGTGGCTATATTTTTTAAGTTTCTTGCTTCTGTTGCTAATTCATATTGACCATCGGTTTGTTTATTTTTACTTTCCATTGATTTTTCTTGTCCTATACCGGTTCCACCATAAGTATCTCCAATCACAACCCAACAGGTCCCGTCTTTTTTTAATATTCGTTTCACCCCATCAAAAATATTGCAGAGTTTATTAATATATTCTTCAAATGTAGATTCAAGGCCTAATTCTGCGGGCTCAAAGTATTTTTGTAAATTTTCAGGTATGTCTTTCTTATTGTAAGTAATCATTGTTTTTGTTCCCCCCGGAGTGTGTCCACTGATGACAAGTTTCACAAAGTAAAATTAGATTATTTATATCAGAACGTAGTTCTTTATACTTAAAACTTTTAATATGGTGGATATGAAATGGCATATCCGTTTCTTTATGCAACCCACATCTTTGACAAGTTGCTTTATCTCTTTTCCAAACTTTACTACAAGCCGATTTCCACTCTTGGCTTATATAAAATGCTTGTCTTTCTGGAGTTATTCCACCTTTATAATTAGGATTTAGTTCACCTAATTTATTCCACATAGGATTATCAACACCGGATAGTCCCCAATATTTATTTTTTCTTGCCTCCGAAAGTGTTCTTGTGTTTATATTAAATTTCTTTAAAAAGTAGTAAACATTGTTACGATGGCACCCCTGCTCTTTTGCTATATCGGAAGAACTTTTACCCAATGTTATATACTGAACAAGAAGCCATTCTCTATCCCAATATGGTTTGGTGTTTCTCCATGTAAAGCCCTTTTTAAATTTTCCTTTATTATCTCTCATTACCTTATTATACTACTAATGCCTAATAACGTCAATTCTTTTAATACACTTTCTTTTTCTTCTCCCGTAATAGTATCTTTTAGTTTAACTGTATCTGGTAGATAGCACCTTAAAGCCCAATAAGGCGGAGAGGTAATACAGCAATTGATACTTTCATTATCAATCTCTTTCATTACTACCTTACAATCTCCGCAATATATTTTATTTAGTTTTAACATCTATTAATTTCAATTGTTCTGTGTGTTCATCTTTTAAAATCATTAAATCGTAAGCGTCCATCATTACTTTATGGCTTATAAACCTAGAATAATTTTCACCCCTAAATAGCATGAGTTCAAATTTATTGGCTGCATAGAAATAACCTGATTTTGTGCTACCGATAGGAATACCTTCATTTATTACAATATCCCTTTTTAAATCTCTAAGTTCCCTGGTAGTAATATCAAAATACCTGGCAAGCCTGTCTTTACTGATTGCGTTAGATTTGCCATAACAATAAGTCTGTAAGTAATTTACTAATCTGTTTTGTATGTTATTCATAATATTTTAATAACCCCACCGATAGATAATACCGATGAAGTTAATGAAATATTATCTTTCCTTTTTATCTTCTTGAACAAAATAGGTTAATATTTTTTTTATATGATTAATTTTCATAGATTCTCCACCCCTTATGCTCAATTCCTTTTTTAACCTTTCCCACAATTCCTCTTGCCTTTTCCCTACCAAAATCATCATTTCCGCTATACCGCCCTTAAGATAAACCAATTCCCGGAAGGGTTCTATTTGGTTTTTAGTTAATTTGATTTCCTTTTTAATCATTTTCATTCCTTCCTTTAATTGTTAATATTTTAATCAGGCAGTACCCTGATTTTCAAGATACTGCCTTACCTCCTATACTTTTAATTTACCTTCAGACTTTTCAAACTCATCATCTATTCTTTTAGTTTCTATTTTCGTGTCCAATCTCTTATACAAATCGTCAATCTGTTCCATAGTCAGTTCCTTTTTGTGTTCTACTTTATAGGTTTCTTTTACCCACTTATCCATATCAACTTCGGTAAGGCCTGCCTCTTTTACCATAGCGTGATATCGTTTTAACTGCGCCTCCGTTATGAGCTTAATTGATTCAACCAGGCTTTTTTTATGTAAGTCTTCTTCAATGTCTTTTACTTTCGGTTCTTCTAAAGTAAATATATCCTGCGGCTTAGAATCCAGGGCCTTCATCATTTTGCCTATATCTGCTTCAAGGTGCAGGATCCATACAGTTTTTTTCTTACCTTCCGGATTTACTTCCTGCGGCACTACTTCTAAAATGAATGGAAGTACAGCAAGTCTTCCACCGGTTAGTTTTTTTGCGTATTCTATACCACCATTGACGTTTAGAATTGAATTATAACTGGACGTATCGAGCTGGTATACCCCAAATCGATTTACACCTCGAATCATAAAATACAAATTACCGATTGCCTTACATTTATTTTCTTTCCAGTATTCACAGTTCCGGCCGGCACATTTTATTTCTTCAAATTCACCGGTATTGGGATTAATTTGGTTAGCATCCTCTCCATCACCTTTACAAACCAGACCAGTTGATTTTCCGTACCGCTTATAGTACTGTGGAAAAACTTCTTCAAGTTCGTCAGAGTGGAAAGCTATTTGCAACTTTTTAGGCTTCTCTCCATAGACTGCCCTTACCTCGATAGGACAGACAAAATAATCTGTTGCTTTCGGATATTCACTTTTAGAACCTGGGACCTTAATTCCTAAACGTATTTTTCCTAATCTTGGGATTCTTCCACTCCCTAAATTTTTGATAGGCATAATTCATCTCCTTTTTTATTTTTAATAATGTATTTTCCTTCTTTAAACTCAACTATTTCTTTATTTAAAAGTTCCTTGATTAAATCTTTTATATAAAAATAATCTTTTGTATGATGTCCATTATCTGAATAAAGATATAGATTTTCTATTCTATTATCAGATTTATCCATATTAATATGATGAATTATTTCATTGGGTGATAGATGTCTCCCTAAATAATTTTCCATTATTAATCTATGTTCTAAAATAAAATTATCATCTCTATTTGCATTTGGATGGTTGGGTATATAAACAAGAATATATCCATCTTTATCTTTTCTTCTACCACCTTTCCAACGATGACTATTTTTTCCGCTCATTCTTTTAATTAATTCTATTCTGTTTTTTTCTGACATCTTTAATCCAATATGCCCTATTCTTATTTTTTCCTTTGCTTTTTTGGTATGTTTATAACCAAATGTTGTAGCCTTTTCTCCTATTAAATTTTCTGATTGCCATTTTCCCATACAAAAATAATTACAAAAGTTATGTTTTGATTTTACTGCTGTATTAAAATCTCTCTTAAATTCCATTAAACAATAATCACAAATACAGATACAATATTTTCCATTTCGACCTTTTTTAACTTCTTTTATCATTCGATTTTATTCTCTTTTCTTTATTCCAATAGGGACTTCGGCAAGAAGGGCAAGTTATTGGTAATTCTTCTTTACGTGGAATCCAAAAATAATTGCACCTCTTGCAAGTTAAACTTGAAATTGTTATTTTTTCTTTCATATAATCACTTTCTTAACAATAGCATTAATGTATATCATTGTCAAGCTATTTTATTTTTCCTTTCTTTCTGTCTTTAATTCTTTTTTGACGATAATAAATATCAACACAGTCTTTAAATATTCCAAATTCTTCTTCCAGGTTATTTGCATTTATCGACTGTATTGCAAAACTGTCATCGGGACTTTTTGGAATGTTAATTGGAATAACTCTTTCCGGAGATTCATAACCATTTTCGATTAGCAGTTGTCGTAGTGCTGCAAGTTGATAAATATTGCTTTCGTATATTCCGGATCCACTTTTAAAATCCCATAGTTCCCTAACATCATCAACTAAACCATATAAATCCAATGTTCCGCCATACTGGTATTCTTCACTAACAAGAGGAGTTTCAGCAATTATCGGTTTAATGACTTTGCCTTTGATATATTCCTTAAATGAATTAAGGCTATTTTCAGACCAATCCCAGACTTGCTGGCTGATGTTATACTTGTCAATTTCATATCCTAAAAGTATTCCAAGTATCCTTGCATGGACTACAGTACCAACATTAGCTGATTCGTCCTTTTCATAAAGATTTTCACCGTTTACACCTTTGTTATAAGCCCAACCAATAAGAGCAGGTTTATCAAGTTTACCTAATGCAGTTGTAACCCCCACAATTTTCTGCTCTTTAGAATTCTTGTAAGTTATATGCGGTTCATTAAAATTTATTTTTACTTTTACTATTTCTTTTGTCTTTCCCATTTTTCAATATCCTCCATAATTTCTTTTAATGCAGCATCCCTTATTGTCCAATCTATTTCTTTGGTTCTTATATGGTTACAAATAATTGCTCCAACCATATCGCTAAGTTCAAATTTTATAGAATCCTCTATAGCTTTTAATCTAAATTGTAGCCAGTATTCTTTGTCTCTATATTCACAAAAAGGACATTCTACTTTTTCATTAATCATTTAATATCTCCTTAACTTAATTCTTTATATTTAATTGCTTTTTCAATTTCTTCTTCTGTCAATGTTTTTTTAAGTTCCTCAAATTTCTCTGTTCTTTCTAGTATATATTTTTCATACCACTCGTGAACTTCTGCTGTATGTTTTTTAGAAGTATCAAATCCTACATTAAAAATTTTAATAGCAAATTCAAATAGCCTGCGCTTTTCATTTAGTTCAAAACTAAAGCCAAAAATACAAAATTGTTTAAAATAAACTGAAATACTTATAATGTGCATATCAAAGTAAGTGGCAAATAGATATATCCAGATATGCAAATGCCAAATACCTATATGACTATCTATAATCCGATTTCTATGAAAGAAATTAATAATTTTATTTCTCATTTTAATATCTCCTTTCGTCTGGATATTCCCTTATTTCTTCCGCATTATTGCCAAGTTCTTCATATCCGTGTGTATAACAATAACTGCAACTGCCCCTTGCCTTATCCTTATATTTACTATCGCAGCTGTTACATTTATCCGGAAGTTTAATCGTGTATTGTCTCAATCGTCTGGCTAAATTTATTTTCATCTCTTATCCTTTCCTAATATTTTAAATTAAACACCAGCCCCTACATTTACCTGATTCGTTATAAGGGCAAACTTTCTTCCTTTTGGCACAGCGATTATTTGCTATCTTTGGTTTATTTTTACCGTACTGTTTGAAGAAACTATCTACTCGTTTTTGAATGTCTTTATTCATTTATCTCCTCACACAACTTTTCCCAATATTTTCTTGCCTTAATATATGTCTTCCATTTATTGCGAGTAATGTCTAATAAGGGACCATAAATCCTAAGTGTTTTATGGTAAATATTGTATGCTTTACATTTAGCTTGCCACGCTTTTTCTATTTCTTTATTCATTTATCCCTCACTTCTATAACCTTCACAATCTTCTATTGGAAATTCCATTTCACATATAAAGCACATTGACTCTTTGCAATCAGTATTCTCACAGGTATTGCATAGACAATCTTTACAAAATTTTAGTAGTTGTTTTGTTTTCATTTTAGTAATTCTTTCAGTAACAAAATTTTTGCTATTAGAGGGTTGTCATTTCTACTATTTTGTTGGAGGTTTCCATCTTCCTTAACACATACAAAATAACTTATTTTACAATTATCCCATTGCATAAAAAATTCATATTCATAAAATTTCTTTTTACATATCTTTACTATCTCTTCATCTAATTGGTCGCCTGTGGGTAGCCAAGAATAAGGACTGCGGTTGTCTAATTCTACATCTCTTGATAGATTAATCTCTTTAGGCTGTATACTACTTGTATCCATGTAATAATCACCCATTACTAAACGCTTTCTTAACCCCTGTATCTCTTTACAATCACATTCTTTTATATATTCTTTATTAAAATTGTTCATTTCAAACTCCTATACCCTCTTACATTATTTAATTTAACTTTTTTATCTTTTCTTTGATATTCTGTTCCATAAATAAGCGCACATTTAATACATTTACCTTGATGCCCATCTGGATTTGCTTTATTTCTATAAAACTTATCAATAGTTTTTAATTCGCCGCAATAACTGCATCTTTTAGTTTTAGGTTTACTGGATTTTTCTTTCCACCAAGAGCAATGTATTGCAGTATCGGGATTTTTAATTTTACCTAAGACTCTACAATTTAGACTACCTTTATAATTTTTACAGGTATTACATAATCTTTCTTGTTCTATGATTAGAGTAGAATCCATTTTTGTACTGCCCTTTAAGAGCATTCCACCTGAAAATATATTTGAACTAAATTTATTATTATTCATAGCTTTACTCCTTTTGAAATATTTTCAGAAGCCCATAAAGGCTGTAGATTTGTTAATGCCCAACACTCTTCGAATTCTGGGTCTTCATAAGAACTGAAATTAAAACTTGATATCGGTTTTTTATGGTCGATATGCCATTTGCCATAATTTTCCCAAGACATACCGTCTTTAAATTTACTTTCAAGATGAGTTATTAAATCCTGTAAAGTATAATTTACCAGAGTTTCCCAGTGTTTTTTGCACTTACCACTTTTTAGTGCTCTCCATATCGAACCAGATAGCGCACAGCTTAATTTATATGTTGGACTTAATCTTCTTTTTTTATTTGCCTTTATCCATAGTTCTTTGTTTCTCTCTGGATTCTTTTTCTTCCATTTCCTCACTTTTTCTGGATTATTTTTCTTCCATTCTCTGGCATTTTTATTTGTTCTTTCACGATTATTTTTCTTATATTTCTTAACATATTTAATTATGCAATCTTTGCAATAAGACGTATAACCATCTTTTCTTCTTTTATCTTTATAAAATTCATTAACTGATTTTATTTTTTTACATCTATTACATTTTTTAATATTATTCATAACTACCTTTTATTTTGGTAGGAGTAGAAGCGATTTTAAACTACTCCTACCTTTGCCATTAAGAAAGGAGGTGATTCCTGCTGTGGCAAATTTGATATTTTATTTTTCATTGTTTCTATCCAAAATTAATTCTAATATTTCTTCAGGAGTTTCCTTAATCCATATCTCAATATTGTCATATGTTGACAAACGAGTGCGGTTTGATTCTCCGTCATAATTAAAAGCACGAATATATTCAGTATTTATGTAGAATTCAGTTATTACGCTGTCTTTACTTTCCGCACATCCCCAGATTCTGTTTAGTTTTATAAATTTCATTTTTCCCCTACCATTTTCTACTTGAAAATATTATTGTTACAATCCTTATTCCGTTATCATCAATTATTCCAATACCGATATTTTTATATGTTGGATTTAAAATAACTCCCTTATGGGATTGACTATTTAACCAGGCGTTAATAAATCTTTCTGGGATAATAACAATCTTTGCCCTACCTAAAATCTCACCTTGTCTTACCCTCTTACCTTCAGGTGTCCAGTGCGAGAAATAATTCCTGGCTGCCATATCGGTACATCTTGATTTTGCTAAGTCCATTAATTTCTGGTCAGCCGTAAGTGGATTAAGATTATTTTCTACCCTTACGTCATTTATGAGGTTCAGGAAAGCTAATTCAGTTTTGTTTAAGGCTACCTCTTTTTTACAAGCGCAAGAAAAAACAAGACCTGTAATTGCAATAAGAGATATTAGAAATATTACTGTAATTGTTTTTAGTTTATTTGTTTTCATTTTTTATTATTTCTAAATCTTCTTTATGATATAAAACTGAATCTCTTCTCATCTCTCGCCATTCACAATACTTCCAATGATAACTCCTATGCTCACTCGCACTATTACATAACCTTAAATTTTCTAGTCTATTGTCTTCAGAATTTCCATTTAGGTGGTGGACAATCTCATTTTTTTCTAAAGGTCGTCTTAATTTTAATGCCATTATTATTCTATATTCTGAAAGTGATGATTTTTTCTCCCACATTTTGCCTATTATTATGTAATCTTTATTTGTAAGTTTTTTCATTTTGTTTTTATAACCTCTAATTCCTCTTGGCTATATAATTTTCCAATTGGAACATTTAATATTTCTGCTATCTTTTCAGCAATTGCAAGTATGGGGAACTCTCTTTTTGTTTCATAGAAGGACATTGTAGTTCTGGGTATACCAAGAATGTCGGCGATTTTTTGCTGACTTATTTTCAATTTTTCTCTGTAAAATCCTATTGTAGTATCTGGTCTGCTCAATCCTTGCCTCCATTGCTTATGTTAACTGTGTTAACTGTTAGACTTAGTATAATACGTCTACAAACCCTTGTCAAGTAAAATCTTTATCAGAATTGATATTTTTTATATTTGAATTGATTTCCGATTTTAGAACAAAAAAAAAGGGTAGTCCGATAATTAATACCGAACTACCCTATCCTCTAGCCATGATAAATCATCTAGAGGGTCTTACTATTCAGTAAGGAAGTTATTTAATTTTTATTTTTTCGTATAAACATCAAAAATCCCTGATGCTGCTAAACCTATAGTTAATGGTACAGTTACAATTACAGGAGCATATAATCCTATAAAATATAAAATCGCTCCAACACCAAAAGCAATAATTGTATACCAAAATCCTTTTATCACTGGTGCTTCTGTTTTTATTCTATTTACAATAGCTACTGTAACTAATACCAATACTGCTGCACTTGTCCAATCTAATCCCATTTATTTCACCTCCCTAAATTTATCTCCAATCACAATGAACGCCCCACCTGTAAACAATATAAAAAGTAAAATCAGTATTACATTCATCTCTAATAAAGTTTCTAAATTGTGTAGGTGTCATCCCACGTGGAGTATCTAAATCAATAGCAATCCCCTTAGGGTGATTACCGGTTGATGTAGTAGATTGTCCTGTTAGCTTGAGATATCTTTGAAATATTTTAGTTCTCCACCAGCTACCGACATCAATTACAATTTCACCTAATTTATTTCTCCTGCCAATTTTGGGGTTACTTCCAAATTTTTCATTTAACCTATCTCTTATCTTTTGGAGATTAAAAGCTCCCTTAAATATCAATGGTATATATTTTGGGGTAGGTGGAATACGCCTTTTATATTCAAATCCACTTATAACTTCTGTACTCCAGGATTCTTTGAATTTAAAATTGGGTGTAAGGTTATCGTCTGGTTTCATTGGAATTTTCCTTTTTTATCTCTTTTATAATTATTAGCATGCAATTCCTTATGACAATTTGCACATAAAAGCATGCATTCTTCTATTTCTTTTTTAATTCTTTTCATACTATAATTACCCATACTTCCAATAGTATCCTTTTTGTTTGAATCCAAATGGTGAAATTCTATTGCAGCCGCACATTTATTGTAACCACAAATTTGGCAACCCTTGTCTAATTTATATTTAAAGAACCATTGCCTTCTTTTTTCTCTTTCTTTATTAATTTTCTTTCTATTTTCTTCTCGATATTTTTTTCTTTGTTTTAATATTTTTTCTCTATATTTTTGATAAAAATTTTTTCTATCCTTTTTATAGCATTCCTTGCAAAGATAATATATTCCATTTTTATAATGTTTATGTTTATAAAACTCATTTACGGGTTTTTCTTTATTACATCCAGAACAAATTTTGTTGTCAGTTAATTTATCTTGTTTATTCATTTCAATTTATCTCCAAAAGTTGCAATATAAATAAATTCTATTGCAAGTTTATTAAGCCCATCCCTCAATAATTAATTTCATTATTCCTCCTATTCATAAGCCATATATATCTGTAAGTTTATAATCCATTTTTTAGGGTCAGAGCTTTCGTTAATTAATTTCATCGTAGTCTGCTCCCCCACTATCCCGTCAACTTTTAATTCTTTTTCTTCCTGATAATCCCTTATTTGTTTATCTGTCATTGAGCCTAACTTACCGTCTATCCCACCGAGATTAGGTACATGATAATCATTGAGTAGAATATCCTGTAGCCACTTGACCTGTTGTCCCATTCTCGTATAACTCAATCCTAAAAGTCTTAATTCCATATCTTCCTCCTCTATTATTGGTATATTAATATTCGGTATCGGTGCTTTCTCTTTTATAATTCTCTTGTAATCTTCCCAGTAAGGACTTCTAACTTTGCCATTATAAATAAAACTTAACCATTTATATTTATCCTCATTAGATAACCCTATAAATACCATTGGAAAATGTATGCAACCAATCTGTTCTGCATAACTTAACTGCATAAGCAGTTTCTTATATCCGCTTTCTTTTGCCACATCACTATAGTTAGCTTCCGTACAGTCAAGTATCTTGTTGTACTTCGTGGCCCAACTCCTCGCAACCGCACACCAATGATTACAATTTGCTTCTGTTAGACAAGATGTCTGTATGTGAATATCCAATATGTCAAAATTAGATTGTGAAAATATGTACTGGTACATTCCGCCTTTTGCTTCAGAGAGTCCAAATTCCTCGTTACCACTACCAACTAAAAATCTACTCCTGACCTGTGAATATGCTATATTGATTAGATGAGCATATTTTTCTTTAGAGATAAACTTCATAGGTTCATTTATAATGGTGATCCTACAATTATTTTTATTACCCCCATAGGAGATAAGTTTTTGTACTACACCTTCTACCCTATGTCGCCACTGCTCATCAGTGGGATTGTATCCATTCTCCCAGCAGATATTGAAAATTAGATATATACCATTATTTAATGCTTTTTGTGTAACTCCCCAGCAGTCAGATTTTCTATATGGATATTGCCTTGTTTCTACGCAATGACAATCTAATGTAAATCTATCTTGAAATATTGCCCCCGAAGCTCCCATTCCTATTGACATATAATCACCTTGTTGCCATTATTGTAATTATAATTCCTATTACTATTGACAAAGTAGTCAACCAAGCTACAAAAGCTTTAATAGATATTTTAGAGGTCATATCATCTTTAATACTTTTCAATTTATCTTTAATATCTTTCAGTTCTACGGTTTGCCCTGATATAATTTTTACTATCGGGATAATCTCATCATATAATTTTTGTACGGTAGCCTTATTATTATTTGCCATAAATCCTCCTAATAACTATATCCTTCTTTATGTTTATTTCCATTTCCTTAATTCTTCCAAACGTTTTTTATATATGCGCAATAGTTCTTTTTGCTCTTTCTCATATACTTTTTTACGATATTTAACATCGTAGGGATTTATACCGATACCTCCTAAGATAGAAGCTGCTGAATACGGTCTTGAGATGGTCTGATATTGTGTTTCACTGGGGAATGGTATCAGTTTGCCTATCTTAGACATGAGCGGATTTTGTCTTAAAATATATGCAGCATAAGGGTTCATTCTTTCTTCTATCTTGCCTGTTTTAGGATTTTTAGCTCTAACCACACCAAGACGTTTTTTAATCCAATCAGGCAGTACCCCGATATAGCCCGGAACTGAAGCAGTATATCCTGGATATATTTCTATGTTTTTACCTGTAAACAATTCTTTACCCATAATAAGTTCAGTTGGCACTTTAACTGCTGGTGTAATAGACCCCATAAGTGTCCTCCAATCTGAAACGTCACTTATTCCAAGATAAGGCAAATCAAGTCTTGCGTATATGAAATTGCCCTCTTTATCTTTTATAGGAAGTCTTATAGCCAATTCTTTTTTTTGCCATTCAGGAAGATATGTTTCATCTGGTTTTTCTGCTTCTGAAAATGACTCAATAAATTTTTTACCCTTAGGTATAGCAGCATACTTTCCTGGTTGTTTAATTAGCTGTTCAAACTGAAGAGCAGTATTTTTACGAAGCCATGTTCCGAATGGCATTGCTCTATTTGCTACATTTCTCCAGAATGGTGTCAGTTCGCTATAGTCAAATAAGTACTTGAAAGCCTCTTCAGCAGCATTGTCAAAGTCCGCTGTTTTCTTAAATACATCTATAAAGTGTGTAAGTCTTGAGTAATCCTCAACTGTAACTCCAACTTTTCTGCCTCCTCTTGCAAGATACCCTTCTGCACTCATTATGTTCAGTCCCTTTAGGACTCTTCTACTTGTAGGTTGAAGTTGCTGTGCAAGTTTTCCCCCTCCAAGTTCTCCACCATACCCAAACCAGCCTCTTCCCAGTACTCCCCTTTTTGTTGCCTCTTCAAGTACTTCCTTACCTGCAACTTTTTCTCCTGCCTGTGTTACTACTACTCCTGTACCTCTAAAAACTTTTGCTGCATCAATATAATTTGCTGGATTTTTATTTCCGCCAAGCCATGAATTAAATATATTTGACAGGAAGTTCCTGACATGAAATCCCGGTGATACAACTGTTGCCATTGTCTTCCACCATCTCAGAGCACTATCATAATATTTTAAGAATGTTTTCATTTCTGCATTATTAAAAAATGTTTTTTGAAATGAACCCATATAATTAGCAACATCTTTAGGGAAAGCATAATTTTCAAGCAGTCCTGAACCCCTGATAAATCCTGTAGGTATTTTTTCTTTTGTTAAATCTATGCCTATAGGTTTGATTTTTTCAACAATATCCATAAATGCATTAATTCTATTTGCGCCGGCTTCATAAGAACCTAAAAGGTTAAAGATATTTTTATTTACTTTAAATCCTGCTGCTTCTGCCTCTTCTACTGTTTTAAATAAAAGTCTTGGATATTCAAAAAATTCCTTACCTCTTTTTACACCACCTATAGTTATTTTTTCTGATACTCCTGGTATCTCTGTGGCAAATTTCTTAATATTCTCTGCAAACTCTTTGCCAAAAGCATCTGCATATAACTGCGGTGCATATCTATCCAAATATCCTATATCAACTCCCCTGCTAGTAAGACCTTTTCTTATTTCGGTAAATCTCTCAGCTATCAGGTCTGCTGCTTTTTTGATTTTTACGGGAGAAGCATCATATATCTCCGCTTTTCTTATAGCATTGAAAATACTTTCTGCTTCACTTTCGCTGAACTTCCCTAATTTTTTCAAGGGTTCAGTATATTTTTTTACTTCTAGCAGTGTTTCATATTCTCTAAATGCCTTTGCTTTTCTGCCAAATTTGTACAGCTCTTCTGGGACTCCTGCTGCAGGGCTTACTGCTTTTGTTATTGCTCTTGTCATCTCCCAGCTCTTCAGTCCCTTGTATGCTTTACCAAGCCCGGTATATTTAGCTACAGGTTCAACAAATTTAGCAATATCACTATAGCCAAGTATTGACTCGCCCCCTACTTTAGGTATCCAGGTGGCAAATCTTATTCCACCTTTTGAAAATAGTTTTGCTGACTGGGGTAAACCTTTTTTTAACATCTGACTCATAGACAGTTTTGCTGCGTCAACTGCTGTTTCTCTTGCAAGACCTTTTGCTACTCCTGATTTTATAAGTGTTGCATATGCTTTTGTTCCTGCTCTTGTTAATCCTACTTTTGCGCCTTTTTCACCAACCGTTAATGTACTTGAAGCACCAAAGGTTACATAAGTTAAAGGATTTACAACTATATCAAACAAAATGCTGGCTGCGGTAGCTCCGATATATTGTCCTGTGGTTAACTCTTCCCCTTTCGCCTCTTCTAGACCTGATATAACGCCTTTTTGTGTTCCTATTTCATATAAATCTCCTTTTAGCGTTTTTAGTACCTTACTTGCCATATATTTCGGAGTGCCCCCTGCGTATGGTGAGATTGAATAAAGATATTTGGCAATTTTTAGTGAGGTAGGGTCAAGTTTAACATCTTTGAAAACCTCTTCCACTTTATCTCTTTTAGCCAGTTCTGATTCCATTGCCCCGCCCACCATAGTTTCAGGTATGCTTACAATACCCAAGATTGAACGCAGAGCTAATCCGCCGGCTGTCGTCATTTTTTTCCACGTAGTTTGAGGTGCTTCAAGTGTTTTTTTAGGAATAACTGTTAGGGAAGTATCTGTATATTTTTCTAAAGGATTGATATATTCCGTAGTGTCCGTAATAGGTGTAGTAGTATCTGGTGTAGTTTTTTCAGGTGCATATTTTTCTAAAGGATTGGTGGATTCTTCTGGTGACAGAATGGGAATTTTAGTTTTTTTTGGATAAGGTGCATATTTTTCTAAAGGGTTAATCATTATTTTTACCAGCTTTCTGAATATCGCTTATATGCAGCGTTAAAAATATCTAATGCTTCTTCATAACTAAGTTCGATGCCTCTATCTGAAGCATACTTCATAACATCTGTCAGACTAATTGATTCATCATTGGCAGCTGCTTGATATATAACATTATCTAATTCCGCAGCAATTTTGGAAAAAAGCTCACCTTTGTAGACTTCTTGCTGTCCCTTTAATTCTTCTTTATATTCTTCCTGCCCTTTTGCTTCTTCTGCTTTCTGCTCTGCAAGTGCTAAAAAATCCTGATAATATTGCTGTCCCAATCCTTGAGGCAATCCGGCTATACCTGCTTCATATGTATATTGTGATGGAGAAACTGTTGGGCCCTTATAAGTTGTCATATAATTGACAAGTGCACTCTGCAGGTTTGCAATTTTATCTTGTGAAAATTTTCCCGCTGGACTCATAAATGGAGACGTTTCCTGTCCAGTGTATTCACTATAAGAAGGAAGTCTATTTGCACCAGCTCCTGGCATATATTCCATATATTCATTTGGAGACGGTACCCAGTCTTCCAGTAGTCCCTGTTGATTTTTACCTGACTCCATAGCTGCAAATCTGAATTCATCAGCCATACCAGTTGCCCAGGGTCCCGTTTGCCCGAAATTGGTTGGCAGTTGGTCAGGTATAAAGACACTTCCTGTTTTTAATAATTTTTCTCTGATAAGGTAGTCACTAAAACCAGCAGCCCTCATCTGACCAACATATTCTTTTAAATATGCTAATACTTTTGTATTTATTTCTGGAGATACTGCCGGAACGGTTGATGTTTTTGGTGCTGAAGTAATACCAAGATCACCTAAACCTGTGCCTGGAGGATTATAAATATCACTATAATATCCTACTTTTTTTACCCTTGCTGCTTCCTTTTCTCTTATTTGCTGTGTAGTTAGTCCTTGCCAGGGATTATATAGCTTTGGAGTTTGTTTTGTTGTTGGTGATGTTACTTGAGCTTGTTCTGTTATGGGTTTTGATTTTTTTAAAGCAGCCTGCCGTTTTACATATGCAGCCAAACCTTGTATTGATTTTATTGTTCTTATTGGTGTAGCAAAAGAACTTAATTGTCCATTCTCATCGTATTTGATTTTATTTAGTAGACTAGTTAGAAATTTTTTTATCTGCATTTAACACCCCCTTAATACCTTTGCATTTGATAAGCTTGCAGATATGATGGCTTACCTTGGAATATAGCAGCAGGCGTTACTGCTTTTTTAACAACTGGTGTGCCTGTTGTAGACTTGACAGCATTAGTACCTAAACCAAGAGCAGCTAAATCAGCTTCAGTAAGAAAATAACTAGCTCCAGAAGGAGCAGTTGCATAAGGCTGTCCACCGCCAGCAGTTGTACCTACACTGGTAAGTGATTGGTTATATTGTCTCTGAGTTTCTGCTAGGCCAGCATTAAACTGTCTTGCCTGTTCTGCAAGTTGCGCTGACTGTAGTCCATAATTTGCCATAGTAGACGCCTCACCAAATCTTGCGCCTCTTAACTGTTCAGCATATGACGCCTGCAATCCTCCCCGCTGTCCTACAAGTGCTGTCCTTTGAGTTCCAAGTTGACCCTGATACTGCCCCAGTGCTCTCTGTATCGCGCCAGTCTCTCTTTGTTTGGCAGTCTCTATACTCTCAAGTCCGGTTGCTTCACGCTCTCCTGCTCTTGCCAGTAGTTCCTGACGTCCACCACCACGACCAGTTCCCATAGCTGCAAGTCCTTGCTCTCCTGCTACCATATTTTCATAAATAGATTTCTGCAGTGACCGTCTTGCCACCGGATATGCTTCACTTATTGCACGTTGTGCGTCTTCTGCGGTGTATCCTGCTTCCTGAAGAAGTCTGTCAATTTCAGACAGTTGCGGATTGATTTCATTGTCAGCCATCTGCCCTGCTTTTTCCCAGATACCTGACAGGTCAACATTAAATCCCTGTGGTGCTTGATATGAAGCTACTCTTGCAGCATGTGCTTCTTGAACTATTTGAGCCTGTGTTTTTACTGGTGCTGGTGCTTGATAAGTTGGTGTTGGTGGTTTATATACTGGTGCTTTATAAACTGGTTGCTGTTTTACTGGTATATTATATTGTGGTTTTCCATATATGCTTTCATATGTAGCTGCTTGTTTAGTTGAATATTTAGCCAAAGCAGATTTTTCTGTTGCACTCCACGGTGTACCTGGTGTTGGTGGTTTATATACTGGTGCTTTATAAACTGGTTGCTGTTTTACTGGTATATTATATTGTGGTTTTCCATATATGCTTTCATATGTAGCTGCTTGTTTAGTTGAATATTTAGCCAAAGCAGATTTTTCTGTTGCACTCCACGGTGTACCTGGTGTTGGTGGTTTATATACTGGTGCTTTATAAACTGGTTGCTGTTTTACTGGTATATTATATTGTGGTTTTCCATATATGCTTTCATATGTAGCTGCTTGTTTAGTTGAATATTTAGCCAAAGCAGATTTTTCTGTTGCACTCCACGGTGTACCTGGTGTTGGTTTTTTGGTATATAAAGATTTTGGTATAGCACCCCAAGACACTTGACCTCCTTCATCATACTTCAAATCATTCCATACACTTTTTAAATATTCTTTTACATTCATTTTAATCCCCCTAATAATTATTTTACTCTCATATATTGACCGTGGACCCTAAATCCTTGAATTGAAAAATCCTGATTCGCATAAATATTCTGAAACCTTATTTTAATTAGTTCTCCAAGATAACCTAATTTTATCCTTACCTTCTGGCTTGACACTAAATTTGATATAGTAGAACCTGAACCGAATGTAAATCTGCTAAAAAGACTCTTCCCCCATAGCGGGTGCTGTACTGATGAGGAAGCATTAGTCTTTGTAAAACTGTAAGAACTTATAGTCAGCCCTTTCTGAACATATATAACACAGTTAAATGACCAAATCGCAGAAGCTTTGATATTTACATCAAGAAGTTTAAACCACTTAAGTGCATCAAATATTTCTGCATCATAGTATTTACTGTCAAAAAAAGCCTGTATTTCAGAACCATCAAAATATGTATAGGCGTCATCTATAACATATACATAACCATTATCTCCGCCATAGACCAGTTTATTTCTAAACACTGCAAAACAATTAGCAGTAAATCCTCTAATCTTAGACCATGCCGCTGTCCAGCCGGTTTTAGTCTGGACTGCCTTGAAGTCTAAGACGTGAATTTCAGAATTTGAAGTCCTACCTTCTCCTGGGACAGCCAGATAGTATTTATGGTTAAATACCCTTCCTGACGAGTTATGAAGATAGTATTTATTAAACTTATCAAAATCAGGCTCAATCTTATTTGAAAGAGACAATGTATCTACAACTATTGTTGATAAGAGTCTATTTCTCTGCAAACTGTAAAGTCCATCATCATCAAGACATAGGACTTCGGATACGCTGTAATCAATGGTGTCGTATGCAATCCCGCCTACCGCATTATTTGCAATCTTAATTACCCAGTCGCCAGATTCGGGATCCGGGTCTGTGCCGGAGAGTTGATATGTTTTATGTCCTGCATAGTAAGTACCGTCATCATCGGTAATCTTTTTTGCCTTATAAAAGAACATATCCCCTTCATAAATAGCAGCCCCCATAAGTATACCGCCGTCATCAGCCCCTATAGTTCTATAAGATGTACCTTTAGACAGTTCCGGTTTATAAAGTTCACTGTAATAAAAGTCTGAAGAGTCAGGGAGTATATATAAAATTCTCTCATCTTTTTCTATTATAAACTTGCTTATTGGAGGAGGAGTATTATTTGTCGGTGCTGTCTTCCAAGAAAGTAAGTCGTCAACATCATTATCAGTATATTCAGTGGTAGTATTATCATTTATTGTATGAAGTTCATAACCTACCGTCCCGCCTGCTTTTGTACGGTAAAGTTTTCTCTGGGTGCAACCTGTACCGCCTAATGGAATATCAGTTACATTTACTTTCTGTGCTGAAGGTGCAACGACAGCTGATTTTAATCCAACATTGGATTCTGAACCACTGTATACAAAAGATACCCAATAGTAATAATCGCCTGTAAGTAATCCTGCTGCTCCTACTGCTAAAGTCGGTGCAGTTGTGGGGTCAGTAAGTCCCATATCCCTAACGGTTGAAAAGTCATAAATCTGGTTAGCATCAACACCGTTTACCATAATTACGTTATCGGCATAGGTATAACATGACCACTTCCTATTAGCAGTCAGTCCAGTCTTTAAAGTTGAAAAAGTAGCCCCGCCGTCAGTTGACACGTATATTCCTGTGCCGCAAAATGCCAGTAAGTGAGAAGTGCCATCGCTTTTAATTGCTTCATAAAGAGTATTTACGGGACTATTACTATAGATATAAAAACATAAATCCTCATCACTATAAGCAGTCCATCCATTATCAGTATCATACGTACTTAAATTACCTCCATGAGTAGGACTTGTACCATCTACTCCAGCTCGAATATAATCAGTTGAATATGCACCATTATCATATTCAATGGTAACAACATATTTTGTCCCATCTGTCGTGGTTACTTTATTAGCCTTATTAAAATTAAAAGCAATACGACTATATTGAAAAGCGATTATATTAGAAACTTCAAAACCATCTGAAATAGCTAAAGCTGCTCCTGTGGGGACACTTGATGTACCAAAAGTTCCATCATGAGCATAAACTTTTGCATAGGCATATCCAGTTGGCGAACCCCACTTCAAAAGATAAAATACAACACTTTCTAGTACTCCGCCATCGCCAGTAAAAGAATGTCCTATTTTATGTGTATGATTATTATCAGTATCAGATAAATAATAACAAGCGTCAGTATTATTCTCACTATAACTATCTATAGTGTCAATTCTAATTGTGTTTAATTTAGCCGACCCATCAACTCTTTTCAGTGCCCCTCTTTCTTCAAAGTCAAAGTTTTCAATGTCAACTGCTTCGGTGTCGGCAATAAGTGTATTTGAATCCTTTGTGTTTCTACCGCCACCAAGATTAGGTACATCTATAACAAATCGGTTTTTACTTGTAATTGTAGGCATAATTTATCCTTACATCTGAAATCCTAAATCTTTTACATAAAGAATGGTAATAATCCGCCATAACTATAATTCCTGATATTATTAACCTGTAACATTTCTGCTGCTGTTAAACATTTATCCCTCCAAACTATTGTTTCATCTATTAGAGCATCGGCAAAATTAGTTACTCCTCCACTATCATCATAAGCGCCTATCATAAATTTTTTTGCATTATCATAAATATTTGATGTATAGCTAATTGCGTTTCCATTAGGCAAACCATTTATATATACTTGTATCAAATCAGTCGTCTGGTTTAAAGTTGCTCCTATGTGATACAAGGTAGCAGCAGATAATGCATCTGAACTTACTCCTTCTGCTGCACCTGCGGCAGCACCACCTGGAGATAGAAATAAACGTACTTTACCATCAGCACTAACATAAAAACTATAGGCTCTTTTAGCATCAGTTACGCTATATTTAGAAACTATTGCTTGCGGTGTTCCCACAGTCTCAGGTTTAATCCAGGTGCATATAGTTATCTCTCCTGTTATATCAAGTCCGGTTTGTAATGCATCAGTTATGGATAGATATTCAGAATTTGTAAGTTCAAAATCAGCAGCATTTCCTATTTTACCTACACCATATAAAACTGTATTATTATCTTGCAAAGTATTTGCATTATCTGATAAATCTGCCCTAACACCAGATTCCTCTTCCATTCGCCAGAAACCTTGAATATTGTTTGCCTGTGGTAATCTATTTGCATAAGGTGTTTTTGTTAGTGCCATAATTACTCCTTAAATATTCTGTCCAATTACAAAGCCATCATAAGTATTTGCTCCAGTTCTTATAAAGCCATAAGTATCACGCTTGCCTACCGTAGCTGTTAGTGTTGGTTCTGAACCATAAGCCCATCTTATAGTTGCAAACCACGCTGTAATAGTAGAAACAACCGCACCCTGCAAGATAGAAACCATAAATGGTTGATTGTTGGTCGCATTTGCAACCGTAAAAGTAATTGCTGTTCCTGAAGCGTGTCCTGTAACTATATGCATATTATTAGCCGCACAATCCAAAGCAACAGTTTGCGCTCCTGTAGCGGGTGTATAAGTTGCTCCCGTAGGATTTGTACCGTTGATGATAGGTTTAGTTAAAGTTTTTACTCCTGTTATTGTTTGTGCATTTGCAATATCTACAAAATTAAATGTTCCAGTAATACCAAGTGCTGTCTGAATTGCTCTAAGTTCCGCTACTATCCTTTCCCAATTAGTAGCCGTAAATGTGAGTGATACCTGTTTACCTGAAGCATGAATTGCAGCAGTAGTGTTACCATATCCACGAGTACAACCGGTAAAAGAACCAGCAGTTTTACCTGTATGATAAAAAATTTCATCTTCACAGGTTGCTTCACCTATAGCGTTGAAATTATCTGTTGAAGCCACGTAAATCGTAGTATCGGAAGCTGAAGCCTCGGCTGATAAAGTTGTACTTAAATTATTATATGCAGTACCGAAATATGTACTGGCTTCAATAGACGTAGGGAAAGCCATTTAAACCACCTCTTCTAATTTTATTTTTTTATATTTCCCTCTTTTTTCCCCTTTTTTAAGATATGTAGTAATTATTTGATGACAATTTTTACAAAGGGTAATCCCATTTGAAACCCAAAATCTTCTTTTGGGATATTTAGAGAAAGATTTAATATGATGAACTTCTAATTTATAACCTCGTTGTTCACAAATTTGGCAAGTATAGTCATCTCTTTCAAATACTTTTTTTCGCCAGTCTTGGTACTTTTTAGATATTTTAATTTTTATATTTATTGGAGTAATCCCACCTTGCCAATTACCATTCTTTTTACCAACATTCAATCCAATATGAGATATACTATTTTTCTTTTTAGATTCTTCAGTATGTCTTCTACCTATCCAATGTAAGTTTCTTTTTGTCTTACCAGTTAAGGCTTTACTAATTTTCTGTTTATGTTCTTCTGAAAAAATTCTTCCCTTTACTGCTTTGCTAATTTTTTTTCTTGTTTCTTCGGATTGATGTTGAACACCCTTTTTGCCTTTATTCCAAGGTATTTTTCCCATTAGAGATTCACTTATTTTTCTTCTTGTTTCTTCTGGTAGTCTTTTCCCTATTCTTGCTTCATGAGATTTTGTCCAACTCATAATACCTCTTTCTAAAGTGGTGATAATGGATAATTACTACCAATAAAGTTCCCCTGATTATCATTATCAAGTCCTTGCCCCTTCACGAGCCGCTCATCCCTCTTTTCATCTGCTTTAATAAGTTGAGCTATGCCAGTCCTGTACTCTCTTTCAAAGTCTTTGCCAATATCCGGCATATCTAAATATTTTGCTACAATATAAAGTGCGCCTTTAGCGAGTACCCACCTGTAACGAAGCGGAACTATGGGAGTAGATTCGTCAGCAGACATCTCTGTTACCCTTTTTTTGTAACGGTAGTAGATATTTCTTGCCTGATTTGGAATTGGATAGACAGCAATTTTGATATAATCTGTTGAGTCGTATCCTACTATTGAATACATGGAAGGATAGCCGAAGGAATTACGTTGTGGCCAGTACCTGTCCATTTCTTCAATTCCTCTTTTTGCCAACTTTTGCGGATAATTTTCTTGCCTTACCGCAAGGACGTCCTCAACATCGGCTGCCAGAGAGTATTCGTCCTGATAAATCTTATAGGTTGCCGAATCGTCATCATCGCCAGTGTAAGCAGTTGAAAGTGTTAGCGTCATTGAAGGAGTAGTTGTTACTGCTGAAATCTCATAGGTTGCGTTTCCACAGTAAAATTTTCTTCCAACCATTCCTGCTATCCATACCGTATCAGTACCTGTTACAGTTTCAGAGCCTTCCTCAACCTTAACCGTGCCAACCGTATATGGTTTTACCGTAATAAAAGAGCTGTCCCCATAAAGCCAAGAGAAGTTATGAGCCTGGCATATTTCCTGCAGGACGTCATTTAAAGCCTGCTTGACTACAGTCTCCACATCGGTATCAGTTATGCCAATTTTTTCCAGTACTGCCGATTTAATATTTACGTAAGTATCATAAGCCATAATTTATTCCTTTAGCCAATTTTTACGTTTTAAAATCTTTAATTTTTTTTATATCTCTTCTGTTAATTGTTGCTATGATTTTATCCACTCTACATCCATCTTTTCTTTATCAATTAGTTCATACATCCTCTTGCATTGTTCGGTATATCTCCAATTCTCATAGACTTCATTTTTTTCGTTGATACTCTTAATAATACCTATGGTGCAAGCATCAAAACAAAGTAGTTTAATTTTATTGCATCCCATAAGTTGAGCCACCTTTAATGCACAATTAGCGGAAAATTCTTTGTATCCATATCCGGTATGGGTAAGTGTTATAGCATCAAAAACATAACGAGGTGAATAGTCTTCAAGAACGTTATTGCTTTCATGAAGAGAAACAAGAAGCGTGGCTTCCCGTGGTCTGAAATCTGGGACACCTCCATCCTTCATCATAGCGTATATCTGGTTGGGAAGTTCCAATTTCTCTATTTGGACTATTGCAGAGTTCAAAGTTATTACCACACCTTCCCCAAAATATTCTTTTTTGATATTTTTTAGACTTAGACCTTTACCCACCATATAACAAGTTTCTCCTCTATGTTTATCTTTTAAATCTTCCAGTCCTGTTTTAAACATATTTATTAGTCCTCAAATTCTACTGCAACCTCTGGAGTTGTACCTGTTACGGTTGCATAAATACTGGTTGTACACTGGATACCATTTGGGAATGTCCAATGAGCAGATGAAGTTCCTGTTGCTATCAGTGTTGCTGTTTTCTGTGTTCCAGATGCTCCACCGTCTAAAAGTTTTACAGAAGCACTGTCAGTTCCAGCTTTGATTGATACTCCAAGTATACGCCCAGCTTTTGCATTTATTGCAGCGGATTCACTTATTACTTTTGATTTTCCTTGTGCATTAATCATTTTACACTCCTATCGCTATCCATTGACCATCTTCGTCGCTAACACAAGTCATAGTTACCGTACCGCCTGAAATTGTAACTAAATTTACAGTTGCGGCTTGTGATGTTCCACAACTTGAGTTGAAGTAAAATACTTCATTCAGTCCTGTTACAATTGCTCCGCCTGTACTTCCACTTACGTTTGTGTATGTCCCCATAACAACTCTTAAATCACCAAATACGCTGGTCTTTTTAACTGTATATGTCCCATCTGCTGCCATTTTAATCCTCTCCTTTTAATTCTTTTAATTGATTGTTTTTAAAATAATGGTCAATTACTGTCCGTTCACTTAAATGTCCTACTTGAACGGTAGTGTCAACAAATATCCTATGTCCCGCCTTTTTTGCATCAAGACAGAAATTCAAATCTTCTCGTTGTCCATCCCGACTCGGATAAAAGTACGGTTTCTTTAAATCATCAAATACCGAAGTCCTGATAAGAGTAAAAGCCATCCCTATTCCATCGATTTCGTACACTCCAGGAGGATCGGTTACTGTGCAGTATTTCCACTTCCTGCCTATCCTGCGCAGAATACACGGCTCAAAAGGTTTCTGTCTTTTATATGCAAGCCCTCCTATAATAGAGATATTTCTGTCGCACGCTCGCATTAGTAACCTCATAAGTGATTCTCTTCCGAAAACCATATCACTATCGATAAAAAGCAAAAACTGGCTGTCATAGTCAATAGCTGCCTTTGCCAGTAAATTTCTTGCAATGGTAATTAAAACTCTGGATGTCTTTGCAAATACCACCGCCCCTGCTCCTCCGGGCTGCCTCATAGACAATAGCGAACTTGTAAACTCGTTATCATTGTCCCCATAGAAAGGTATCCCCACAACGACTGACGGTTTTACTTTCAATATCTTGGTGTATTCTCCCTGCCCATGTTTTTTGATGGTGTAGTCCTTACCGTCTTTTCTGAGTTTAGGATTCTGGATCAATATCTGGCTTATACTGTTGTAGCAAAAGTGTTTTACAAACGTGTCCCTTGCAATAATAAGCTTATAGCCTGCTTTTCTCATACGGATAGAGAAGTCATAATCATCATGCCCATAGAAATAATGCTCATCAAGTAGTCCGACTTTATCCAGTACTTTCCTTTTAGTAAGGACACAAAATCCTATAAGTAGGTCAACCTCATCCTCATATTGCCCGTAACTGTAATTAAAGTCCTGACGTCCTCCAACAACATCGGATACCGGACCCACTATTCCCACATCGTCCTTAAGATGTGCCGACATTTTCTCAAACCAGTTTTCAGGCAGTATCATGTCGCAGTTGGCAATCAGGACATATGGGGAACTGCCTTGAACAATCCCCCAATTAATTCCTTTTGTCCATCCGTGATTTTCTTTAGTATGCCTGAATGTAACTACTTCAGGATATTTCTCTTTTAACTTCAATAGATATTCTGGCGTCTTATCTGTTGACCCGCTATCGCTAACATAAAGTTTAAAATCCTTAGTATTAGCAAACAGGTAATCAATAAATATACGCAACCAGTTAAGATTGTTATAAGTGACTGTACAAATATCTATCAAGTTAAATCCTTACTCTTATGGACAATTTATCTGTGCTGTAGCTGTAGCGCCATCTGCCGAAGTAGAATCAGTGTTCATTGCAAAGCCAAATACCTGATATTCAGTACCTGCTGCGTTTGAAGCTGCAACAACCGTATCAGCGTGACCGTCTGCTGTAGCGTGAGGAATAAGTCCATCAGCAGCAGCTACTCCGCCATCGCATTGTACTTCACAATTACCTTTAATCTGTATCCAACCATAAGAACCAGAAGCGATAGCCCCTATTGCTACACCTCTTACCTGAAATGCAAGTTGACTTCCACTTGCACGGTCAGCGGTAACTATTCCTTCAGCTGTTGAAGCGGGACATACAGAGTCACCTTTGGTTAGAGCCTTATCAACAACCTGTACATACCTATACTCCTTAGCTCCTTCAAACCGTATAACTCCAAGTCCATTTTTCTGTGTAGTCGATGAATCTGTTACCTTATCTGGAAATGTTTGTTTAATTCCGTATTCTGCCATTTTACCCTCCTAAATCAGAGGAGACAGGTACTCGTACCTATCCCCTCAAGTTTTTAAATTGTTATGCTTATACAGTCCTGCCGTCAAGCATACCCTGCATTCTTCTGTTTGAAGTCATCAGGTTACCGTACCATACCACTTTAACTACATCGTTTAGCTGATTTGCTGCATTAACTGCTGGAAATGCATGGAATTGTCTGTCCTTAACTCCGGCCAGATAAATGTAGTCTGTATTAAGAAAGTACATCCTATCTGAATCGCATTGTTTATCTAATACCATTATTGCCTGATGAAATTTGATATTATCAAATGATGCATCTACAGTTCTGGAATCAGAAAACCTGAGTTGTGGAGTGACAGTTGAAAGGTATTTCTCGTAAAGAGTTTGGCTTGCGTCAATCAGGTCAACCTTGTCATCACCATCAGAAAGCGTATAGTAGGCTGTTTCCATATCAATTTGAGAAAGTGGTTCAGCCGTATTGTCAGCATAGCCTGATTTCCACCCCGCAAAATCATCAACTGCTAATCCATGCAGTGTTGTGGTCAGAGAAACGATGTCAGGTAGACCGTTCATTGCCTCTCCTGTCTGTGCTGTATGAATACTTTCAGCCAGTTTCTTTTTCATGGACTTTTCAAGGTTTTTAACCTTTGACTTCATCAGGTCAACTATCTGAGCCTCTCCACGGTTAAGAACATTATCCAGGTCATTAAAAAGAACTGTACCTGGTAATATTCTCCATGAATCCTCTACCGCTGTGATTATAGTCTGTGGGTCGGTTGAAATTGTTCCGTTTTTAGATATCCAATTTACCGTTGAATTTTCCGCATATTCAATTGGTATGAATATCTTTTCGCCACTTTCAAAAAGCTTTATCTGACCTTTATACAATAATCTCTCAAGCAATGGATATGCCTTGAAGATATTGTCATAAAGTTTTTTCTCATAGAATTTTAGAGTAGTGGCGGTTATGTCTGAATATGATGGTGTCATAATAATCCTCCTATTATTTTCTTAATTTAGTTTTTACGTTACGGAGGATTTTATCTTGCTATTCTTTAGCGAACTGCCTGAGTTCTGATAAATTTGTAACTCCGTGTTCTTTCATTGCTGCCTTAACTGCATCGTCCACATTTTTAATCTCGCCTTCCTCAACGCCCTTACCTGAAGAAACGCTGCGGTCTGCTGAAGAGACAGTCTTAGCGGATATGCTTTTATAAGTTTCATCAACTGCTTTCTGTCGATCTCTACCAAGAAGTTTTTCTCTCTCCATTTTAAATATCAGTGCATCAAGCTCTGATATTGGCCATGACCTGGCAACAGCTTCCTCAAGTAGTTTTTCTTCGAAGGTCCTGCCTTCTTCATCAGTCTCGTTGAATAGTTCACTGAAATAAGGATCAGCCTTAACTTCATTTAGTTTGTTACTGAGAATGATGTCATCTACTCTTGGATCATAAAACTCTCCTGATTGTGCTGGTTGTGGTGGTTGTCCTGCCTGAGGACTTCCCTGTCCTTGCGAGTTGAGCAATCTTTGAACTTCATTTTGGACTATGCCTGGTATTGAAGACTCGGTATCCCGCACCTGTCTTCTATATCTTGCATTTTCTGCTCGTAGTGATTTGACGTATTTTTCGTCAAATGTTTTAGCCTCCTGGGCTTTTACTTCTTTTGTTCCCTCTTCCGGTTTTATTTCCGGTACAGGTTCCTGACCTGCCTTCTCTGTTGTTTCTTTTTCTGCTGCTTTTGCAGCTAATTCATCTTTTAGTTGAGTATCTAACTCGTCTACTGGTGGCATTTTTAACCTCCTGGGTTAATTTTATTTATAATATAATAAAAGATAGTTCTACTACCTGTTATTTCTTCTTCTTTTTCCTGTACTTATCCCAAGCTTTTTTGTTCTTAACATGCTCAGGTAATTTCTTTTTAACTGGATATTCTTCATCCCATCTTTTTGCTATTTTAGGATGTCGGGCATGCATGAATCTACGCTGAGCTTCTGATTTATATGGCATTAATATCCTCCTTCCGAAGTTCCTTCTGGTGGTATTATCTGTCCTGCCATCCCTGGTTGTCCACCTTGCATCGCCCCTTCCATTCCTGGCTGCATTCCTGGTTGTACTTCTGGTGTTAAAATCTTTTCCGCATTTTTCGTATCAGAGTCGGCCAGAGTTGAACGCAGTAGTTCTGTCCAGTTGATAGAGGCCATCAGTTGCGGATTTGCTCTCATAACAGTTGAGATAGTATTTAGCAGTGCGAGTGCTTTTTGATATCTTGTTGACTGATTTATGGGCGCTTCTACTCCTGATTCCCATCTGAATGAGTATTTACCAGGGAATGAAGAGCCGTTATATGCCGTACTCATCCACTGTCCGGTCTTCTCATCTTTGTAAGTGATTTCTTGACTGGCTATATTGTTCTCATTGGTAAGCAAGGTAAATAATTTCTGCGCTATTTCCTCGCAGTGTTCGGCCACATCTTCTGCTTTTGAATTTGTACTCAACTCTGTTCCCTGCTCAATATATACTGCTTCGGTTGCCTTCCTCTGTTGTTTTGGCATAGTAGAGCGCCTGTATTCTGATATTGAGGTAAGCTGAACCACAGCAGCATTTATAAGTTCGTAAGCCTTATAAACATCTACAGAGAGCGGAGCGTCCATAATCGGAGATATCGCATCGCTTGATTTTGCATTGCCTTCAATTTTAAGTATTTCTCCATCTTCTGCGTTCTTTAGTTTCCTTGCTTCCTCAATCTTTATCAGGTCATTTATCGCATACTGCCTTGTTGAAACACGCCTTGCATGAGTAAGGACCAGTGAAAATATTCTGTTTAGTATCTTTTGTGGTTCGTAGAGTATTTTAACCTCACCGTATGGAAACAACTCTCCGGGCATTTTATAATTCTGTAACAAAACAAACGGATACTCACGGCCAAACTTATTTTCTACTTCCCGCAGGATATCATCAGAACCCTCTCTCATAACATAACTTGACTGGTCTTCTGGAATCCACATCTGATACAACGTAGTACGCTGGATATCGTCGGTTTTTTCTTTAGTGATATCTTCTTTAAGTTTCTTATCCCCTGTTATATTCTTAGTATGTTTGTATCTGGGGTCTGCTTTTAATTCTTTAGTGGGCTTGTAGTATTTTCTTATCATATACTTAGCTTCGTATATTTCTTCAACTGTTGCCTCAGGGTCAATCAGGAAGTCTGAATATGGAATATGCAAAACAAACGGGTCATCCGATATAATCTCCCCCTTATCATTTAATCTAAAATCCCAGTCTACATAACTAACACCAAGTCCTAAGGCAGCATAATCAATTACAGAAAGTTCAAGCTGATACTTAACTTTTAGTTTTTTCCAGTACTGGTTAATAACTTTTTCTACCAAAGACGCAGGCTCTACCGCTTCACTACTTGCAGGCTCAACATAGATAAATGGTTTTCCTCTTATAATTGAGTTTAAGATAGCCTGTACAGTAGTGTGACATATGTTAAATGTTGCCTCATCTTTTTTAGGCTTTTTTGTGTACTGCTTGCCTTTAAGAAAATCTATATAATCATCAGCTTCAGTCATTCTTATTTTCTGGTAGTTGATTGCGCACGTGAGTCTTGTTTTTAATGCTTTTGATTTTTCCAATTTAAGCCCTCTCAATATCTGGATTTTTCTTTAAGTCCTGCCATTCAGTATCACTGAATATATCGCTTTTTGACGTGTGGAAATAAGATGGAATATATATGTTTGTGCAGGCATGAAACTGTCTTGTTGCTGGTGCTCCACACGTAGGACAGTTGATCATGGGTTTACCAGAATTATCATCAAATATTTTTTCACAAAATGAACACTTATATTCAAATATCATTTAGACTCTGGTTTCCTTTCCTTAGCTTCTTTAATCCATGTACTGTAATCAGGTGAATAAGGATTTTCCATTAAGTCATAAATTGGTTCTTGTTTTTTCTTCATTTAAGTCCTCTATTCTTATTTATAAACATTCGGGTTTGCAATATTAGATTCTTCCGGTTTGTTACCAAACTTATCCTCATACCAGGCAGGAGACATATAAATTAACTCCTTCTTCTCGTACACATTCGGCTTGTATATAATCTCTAACTGGTAAGCAAGAGCATCTATTAAGTCGTCATGCAGTTGATTTGATACTGGATATCTAAACCTTATTAGTTCATCTTCTAAGTCAGCCATCCAACCTTTAATAAAAATAGTCTTTGCACTGAATCTTGGCTGTAAGGCAAGGATTCTATCAGGTTTAGCCCTATCTGATGTCTTAAGTTCTTCAATAGGAAGAAACTTTGAGCGTGACCTCATCTCATCTTCAAGCCAGAACTTTAAAACTCTTTGAAATGCTATAGTTTCAATTCCAATCTTAACCGGCTTATGCTCAGCTGCCTTCTCAAAAATCTTATCAATTAAGGCTTTCGGGTCTAAATGCTCCCGAACATAATCAACTGCATAAAGATTATTCTCTGCATCTACTGCACAAATCATAATGACGCTGTAATCTGCTGTAGGGTCCTCTGAAAGTGCAGGATCAATTGTCATAAACATTCTTACTGGTTTTGGAAGCTCCTTGTACTTTAAAATCCAATCCTGTTTAATTATTGCGTCTTCGGGATCAGTAAGTTCATTCTGGTACTGCAAGTTGTATATATATGGGCCTAAAAGCTTCTTAAGTCTTTCAAGCTCTTCTTTCGGAAACCTTGACTCAAAGTAAATACTTCCATTGTCTGCTGTTGCTTTCTTTATTATGATATCAAAATGTTCAGCTAAATTTTTAATGACATATTGATACAAATCCCGATAATGCCAGAGTGTGCCTACGATGATCCCAAGTCCTCCAGGATCAAGCAGGTTAAGTGAGTTTTTCCACCAATTTATAACTTTATCAATATATTCTTTTGATGTAATGTTTTTGTCATTAACAAGGTCATCCCATATAATCTCATCATAATGCTGGGAAGGGAGCTGACTTCCTATTCCTGCTATAGAGATTGATGGCTCTTTATGAATTGAATCTCTTTTTACCGTTAGTTCTTCCGATGACCACGGATCGCCTGGTTCAAGACCCCACCATTTAAGCTTTGGATTTGTTTCAATTTGCTGTTTTATTGAGCCTAAAAAAGCCTTTGCGTTATCAAATACTGCATTTGTAAGAAGGAATCTTTTACTTTTATTTTTACATAATTCCTGAAGTGGGTGAGATATTGTAAAGAAGCTTGATTTAAAATACCCTCTTGGAATCAGAACAAGTTTTAATCTCTTTCCACCTTTTAAGAAAAACTCCCATTCTTTATGGACATTCTCGTCAAACTGATTAAATCCTAAAATGTATTTTCCATAATAAAACAAGGAGTTTTCAGCATCTTTTATCTCACGCTCTGCTAATATCTCTTCTATTCCCTGGTGTTGCTGTTCTGTTAAGGATTTCATTTGCTTTTATTATTAACTCCTCGTCAGATAAATCTTTGTAAGGCCGGCCGATATTCTCAACTTTTATACTCGATTCGGTTTGCTGTGGGATTAATGCTTTAAAAATTGCAACAAGAACGTGAGGATTTACAAGAGCTTTCTTTAAAAGAATCTCGTAAATAGACTTCTGCTGTTCTTTTTCAAATATCTTGATAGCTTCTTTGAATTTTGTTACTTCATTAACTGAACCTTTTGGCCTTCCATTGAGATTAGCTTTATTTCCTTTCTCAAATGGTCTACCTTTGCCTCGCGGTTTTTTCGCGGTTTTAACCGCCAATTCATTCTTACTCATCTTCTATCACCACTCTAAAAGTTTCTCCTACTTTTAAAACCAGTTTAATAACATTTGCCATCTCCGAAGCAGGAATCTGAAACGTTACCTTACATTCACCTTCACCATCAATTTTAATTGCTGTAGTATTATTTAATGCTGCAATAAAACTAATCTTCTCTTCCATTATTCCCCAATAAAAAAGCCCCGTTCTATTCCCATTCTATTAGAGAATTACTAAGGGCCCGTAATATAAAAAAGAGCCCCTAAAAAGAGACTCTTATAAATTAAGACGAATAGGCGTCAATATTATCATATCAAGGCCTATTCAAGTAATTACCTCGCAAGCATCTACTTTTTTTAGACACAGTACAAAATCTTACTGATTTTAACATTTTAAAATTGATTTTGTCAAGTGCCTTATTATTTTATCCCATCAGGAGTATCAAACAGTTTCAATTTTCCATCTATTTTTCTAATTACATAATTTATATCTGCATCTATTTCATCTTTAATATCGAGTAAATCAATATCTATCGGCTCGCTTGCTTTACCTCTAATTTTCCGAAGTAGGAGTATGTGGCCGGAAGTCTTTATAAGTAATTCCTCTAAAAATTCATATCTTTCAGAAAGTCTTTCTACAGGATTTTGATATTTACGCCTTCTTCTCCTACTCACTCCTCACCCCACTTATCAAAGCCAGGTTTCTCCCTAACTAATCTATCCCAGAATTTAAACTTTTTAGAGGCTCGCTGGACCCGAATATTTTTCTTAACCTGTTTTGCAGAATAGTGAGTATCAAATAATTTATTAATTTTAGAAATAGAGTCTTTATCCAATAGCTGAATCAGTAAGAATGAATCTTTAATTTGTTCTTTTACTTCTTGCAAGATTTACTCCAATAAAAAAAGAGGAATCCTAAGAGCTTTTATACTCCTAAAATTCCTCTGATTGTTTCAGTCAGAATTTATCTTTTATTTATTTTTCAAATGCCGGCTTTAGACTATGTTCTATTTTCATATTAACCGGATATCCATCTTGAACATTTATCATTAGTGTAAAGTAATTATTCCTGTTTATTTCGTCTTTCTTTTCATCTAATAAGTCCTTAATCTTTTCTGTTATAGTTTTCATATCTTAGTATAAGTTTACTATTTTAAATAAAACAATCAATAGATTAGATTTTTGCTATAATTTCATCAATCCATTCTCTTAATACTTGCGCTATAGATTTCCTGCTTTTATATGCTATTTCTCTAATTTTTTCGTATTGTTCTTCTTCTATGCTAATATTTAATATGTGGGGATTTTTGATTATGTTTTTATTTGTCATTTTATTTTATTGTTATACTCTTCTTTTGGTTGCATTAACCCAGTCTCCCCACTTCACTTTGCAATATATACAAATATCATTGCCTTCCTCATCGTGTCCCGAGAAATCATGTTGCTGGCAATATTTTTGTTTTGTTACAACAAATTTGAATTCATAATCAACTTCACATTTTAATTTTCTTAGGAGTTCCAGGTAAACTTTATGGTTATAATTAGAGATATTTTTTGTTATATTATTAAAATCATTAATTAATTTTCTAAAGTCATCTCTTAGATACATATCTGGATATTGGGATCTTATTTTTTTTGTCTTTAGCATTTTATCTCCTTTGTGAAATTATATTAGCTATATAATAATACAATTATATTATTATATCAAGCATTATTATCCTTCCTCATATTTTTATATTCTTCTATTAATTTTACAGGTTTATCAGATTCATAATCGATTGGTTCTATCTTTTGAACAGTTTCCTTTTTTAATATTTTTATAGCTTGTTGGAGTTCCTTTACACGTTTTATCATTTCAGTCTTAGGATGTGGTTCATCTTCCAAGCACCAGTTGTAATAATCTATTTTTCCTTCTAAAATACTTATAGCATAACTAAATTTCATTATTTACTCCTTCCCTATATTTTTATATTCTTCCAAATATTCCAACACCTTCTCATAATCCTTATCCCAAATCTCATTTTTCTTTTTAAGTAGATATTTATAATCGTCTGGCCGGTGATGTTCAAACCAAATCATAAAATCCTGTGGATCTTTATGGGCTGATCCATTATTCATAGTATGACAGCCAGAACATAGTAAGCAACCATTACGAATATCCCATCTTACAGTGTGGTTATCCCTACCAATTACGTGATGGGGATTATTACCAGGTCTTCCACATACCTCACATCTTATTTTAGACCGAATAATCTTTCTCCATATATCATCGCATTTATCTTTTGCTTTTGCCAGAACTGATTTTTTACCCCTAACATAAGAGTAACCACAAATAGAGCAATGATATCCAGGGCGTACTTTTTCAAGTTCGTTTTCACAATTAGGACATAGTTTAATTTTAGCTGTTTTTTTTATTGGTTTTCTTTTAGTTTTTGTTATCATTTGTTATATCTGGAATTATTATTTTTATTTGAATCGCCTGTTTCTTAAGACTATTCAAATTTTCCTGTTCTTTTTTATGCTCACTAATAAAATAACTTTCGGGGTTACTTGATTCAATAAATTTACCAAGAGTTATATCGTAATTTAACATATTTTCTAGGTTGCATTTATAAACATATCTTATTATTTCCATTATTCCCCCTTAAAAATATTCAATTTTTATAATTGTTATCTGCCCTGTTATAAGATTTCGTCTTATAGTAACTTTGCAAGAATAGTCATTACCTTTTGCCATATCAATACCATAAGCATATTCCACTTTTAATATCTTTTTACGAAACCAATTTTTTAATTTGCGAAACCATAATTTAATTTTCCGCCATAATGTTCGTTTTCTATGAAGAGTTTGGATTGCAAAACTTAAAGCGTCAACTGCATCATCGTGTTGAGCTCCATTATAATTTTTAAATTCTTTCTCTATCTCATCTTTTGTTATTGGTATGGCAAGACCCCTACTTTTATCTTTCCAGAATTTAACATCATATTCCAATGCCTTAATAATATCTTTCATTATGTCTATCTTCTTTTTAAGTTCTTTTATTTCTTCTTCATATTCTTCTTCTGTTATTGCCAATCTTTCAAGCGTCAATGAATTATTTGCTATTTCACATTCTATCTGCTTTTTAAGTTCAGTATTTTCTCCACATAGTTTCATACACTTATCACAATTTACATAATATTCTTCAGCTATTTCTGCAAGTTGCTTTAAAAATCCTCTAAAATCTATGTGTGTCGGTATCTTATTTGTAATATCCAATCCACCTGCTAATTCATAAAATTTCTTTTCAAGTTTATTCATTTTTTATTCCTTTCTCTTTTTATCCCCATTGGGTATATTTAAAACTTTATATATTTGTTCTTTTATTTTTGGCGGTATTGGTTTGTATTCGTAGTTATCTTCTTCAAATGTTTTTACTCCTGACCAATCCTTTTCCTCCCTGTAATATCCTTTAAAATCTAATATATCCGCAAGAGTAGGAATTCTCCTGCAAAATCTTATACAGTTTTCAATTTTTCCTTTCCATTGGCTATCAGTTAAATCTTTAGAATATTTATACCAGATATTTGCTCTCTCTTTGGTCATTTCAAATCCAATAAATGCTTTTATCATTTCTTCTATGCCTTTATTAAATATTTCTTTTAATAACATTACGTCTTCCAATCCTCTTTTTTTATTTCCTTTTCATTTAGATAGCTTTCAAATTTTGTCCCAAACAATGTTTCAGGCCGTAAAAAATCCTGCATTTTGGGGTCTGCTTTCCATTTAGCAACTTTAATATCTATTACTTTTTTAAAATCATCTAAAGTAAAACCTTCATTGATCCTTGCTTTTATAAAATCTTTTGTCTTTGGTGTATTTTCTTTATAATTTCTTTCCGCTTTTTCATTTAGATAAGAAACTACATACCCATATATATTTCCTTTAGTTTCCTTTAGTTTAGTTTCCTTTAGTTTAGTATGTGGATTTCTTACGTCATTAATCCCCTTACTTATGGATTTCTTATGTAAGATAACTGGTTTACTGGGGATATCTGCCATTCTATTTCTATAAGCATCCTTAATATTATCTATAAAATTATCACTCCAGACTATTTTTTCTTTCCATAAATTTTTATCAATAGCTTCAAGAGTGGAAAGCAAATCCAACATTTCGGTACATTTTTCTTTGTCTAATCGTGTTTTAGCAATTAAAAATTCCCAATCTATCCCATTTATAAAATGTAGGCAATGTCCTTCGGTACTTCCCAACATCTCAAGTAACTTAAACCAAAAAGCATAGCCATCATTTCCATATTTTTGTTCAAGGATAAACATTGTTTTTTTATGAATACAACTATGTGGGAAATAATCTACCGTTTGTTTTTTAGGTCTTGACAATTACACTCTCCTCACTTCTATATAATTTAACGTAAACATTTTTCATATCTTTGTTAATCTTCTATTACATTCTGGTTCATTATCAATTGTGATTTGATATTCCCTTTTTATATCGTCTGCTATCTCTTTTGCCCATTGTTTTATTTCTTTGTCAGTTAATATTCCAAAGTGATAATATCTTGGTTCATTGGGGTCAACGGGCATAAATGGGAATGTGCTTTTGCTTATTAATATCTTTTCAATTATCTTTTCCATATCCTCTCCTTAATCTCGCCATACCAATAACTAATAACTGCTAAATTATTTTAATAACCCCTCTCTTTCCCCAGATATTATTCTTCCATTTTCTTCTTCGAGTTCAGATATGGATTTATAGGCATTATTTAATTCCTCTTCAATTTTATGCAATTCTTTCAATGCTTTACCTGTATCAATTTCAAATGTTTCTTCCACAAAACAATCCCATGCACCGACGCAATCACAAACACCCTGTGCGGAATAATATGCTTCAAATCCATCGGTTGCGGTTAAGCCATTTAATGTTTTTAATTCATGCTCAACAATCTCAATAGATTTTTTTATTTTACATCGTCCCATAACATACCCCCAATCATTAAACTAATAATTGCTAAAAATATAATAAAAATTATAAATAGTATTTGTTTAATCATTTCACCCAGCCTACTTCTAATTCTCTTACTCCCCAATTGAAAGCCTCTTTTAGATTGTTACTATAAAAATCAATATTATTACCTCTAATTTTTCCTCCAGTGTCTACCGCTAAAGCCTCGATAATTTCATCACCATCTTTTATATAAACAGTCTTCCCGTAAGGTATTACATCGGGGTCAACTGCAACGAAATTAAAATATTGTGTCCAAGCCTTATCAAGGTTTAGTCCAATACTGGTTATATTATTGCAGCCTTCATCTTGCTGGGTATATCTGGTTATTATAAAATTATCGTGCCACTCAATATAATGCTCCTCATACTTTTTATAAAGCTCATCGTAGTTGTCTTGAAATTCATTATAATTTTTAGTAAATTCTCTGTAGGTTTCCAGCCTATCCTCTTCTTTTAGTATTTCTCTATCCAGGTATTCTGCTATGGTTTTATCGTGCTGATTTTCCCTTACAATAATAACCAGTATTAAGGTTGCCATTAGAGCTATTGAGATTAAGATTGCTAATTTATTTAGTTTCATCTGGCTTCTAATTCCTTAATTTTTGCTTCCCGTCTTTTTATATCTAAATTGCGTTCTTTAATTGCCTCTTTGTGTATTCTAATTTGCTCTAAGTGATAGTCCTTATCAGCTATTACAAGTTCAAGATGCTCTTTGTAAATTTCTAATGAATATTCCTTCTTCACTTCATCCTCCTACTCGCATATTATTTTTATATTAATATTCTTCAGAATGTTCTTTAAAATGACAATTGGCACAATATAAATCACAAAACTTTAATTCTTTTTCTGTGGTTATCCAATTAGTATAATCCATTCCATTATCACTAATAATTTTTTGATTTCTTCTAACTTTCTTTTCTTTTTGACTTCTATGGTGAAGTTGAAATATGCAAGCATTTTTACCATCATAAATTATTCCACATTTAATACACTTGCCACCAAGAAACTTTATTACTTTGGCTTTGTTTTCTTGCCTTCTCTTTTTATTGGATAAGGTATATTTCCCTTTATTTTTTTCATAATATTTTTTATGATATTCTCTATTTTTTAGATTATATTTTTTAGAAAACTCTCTACATTTATCTCTGTTCTTTTTTCTCCATTCCCTCTGATATTCATTACATTTAATCCTGTGTTTTTCTCTCCAATTCTTTTGATATTCCCTTAACTTGTCCATATTTTCTCTTCTCCATTTTTTACCAATTTCGAATAATCTTTCTCTGTTATTCAAATAATAATTTCTTAAATATTCTTTTGTTGCCATAATTATTTCAGTCTTCTGTTCGCATATATCATAATAATTTAAAATGCTATTATAACTGCTAAAACTATATAAATATCTGATGTCATTTAATCTTTCTATAAATCATATATAAAAGAACTATAATCACCAATAATGCTAAAACTATG